GTGTTCGTCATTCATTGCGATTTCCACAGCCTTGTGGACAACTCTAGAGCCTGCGCTGTTTATCAGCAGATTCTTTAATTCTTTAAGTTGGGCAGTCTCAGTCTTTGGGAGAGTAATGAGTTCAGGCTTATCAGCATAACTGGTAAGGGAGAACTGTTTGTTGGTCGAGCCTTTTGGCCTACCACGGGGTTTTTTATTTTCAATCATCTTTTGTCCACAAAGGGGAAGTGAGGGTTGTTGGTTGGCGGCTACGTGCTCTTTCAATGTGCGCCCTGCTGAAAGGTTCTTTGGCACATTACCCATTACAGATTCATTTCTAACCAACACGGCTGGAGACTGTTTAGGCTAGGGATTTCGAACTCCCCCAATCTCCATGCGTCTTGGCAACTCTATTATGCTTTAGATTTATTTGTTGAACAATAGGGTAATCCCTGATATACTGATTTCACTCCACGGGGATCAGAACCCATCCCTCTATGCGGTTGAGCCGACCAAGTAGGATAAACAGGTGAATCATGTGGTCATCAAGTAGTCACTCCCCCCTCGTGATGAGAAGGGAACAAGATGAACGGGACGTGTAGCGTGAACTGACTTGCGATGACAAGCAAAGTAAACCAGTAACCAAGATAAACGAGAGGCTCCCTTCAAAAGAAGGATTACCTGTATACACGGGTTCCCTGAACTCATCCTTAGACAAACCTAGCAAGTCGGCTTACCTTCTCCTACTAACACGGATAAGGCTAGTCAATAAAAGTCTAAATTGGCTTCTCGTGTGGATAGGAGGCTCCCACAAATATTCCACACACCGCCTACCCCCTCCCCCCCATACAACTGTATAAAACCACAGCATATGGTTTCTACTACTGTAAGCAAACACATACTGGATAGAGATACAGACTAGGGTTTACCCTGAGTTAATTACTGACCAGTCAGTCAGTAAGAGTCTATATAACGGAAGCACCTATCAATGGGTACTTGATCCTACTTTCCGTAATCCTAAATATTCCACATAATGAAATACTTAGTGTTAGTAATTTCATAGTGTGATATATATTGTAAGGGTTTACCCTTGTAAGGGTTATTCCTATGTCTTGTAAATCAACAACTTACAGCGGCTGGCATGATTCTATTATGCTTATATAGTGAGAGCATAGAAAAAATGTTCTTATTCTTTTACTATCAATGGGAGTTAACACAATGCAAGAATTAAGACAATCAAGAGATTCGTTTGACAATGAAGCCAAATTTACATTTGAGATTACCCGCTATAACGGGGCTAAAAGCGATCGTGACGGCTACATATTTAAATGTGATCAAGAGAATAAAATCTACATCATGCAATGTTGCGCGATATTGCAAGGCCATTACAGCAAGGCTGATATCGCACATCGTGACCGCTTAAACGCATCAAAACCCCTCAAGACGGGCGATATTGTGATTTTTGAGGGTAAGCCCCACAAAGTAAAAATAAACGGCGATTATAGCGATGCAGGGGTTTTAATACCCTTAGAATAAATTTAGACTGTAAAGCCCTAGAGTAATTCTAGGGTTTTATGGCCTGAGTTTACTCAGGAAATCAATCAACAATTTTTAATAGGCGAATTTAATATGCGTAACCCTTACAAATCACAATTGGCCGCTTTAGGCCTACCATACAAAACAATCTTAGGCGAATCCTCTACAAAAACTGTAAAGGGTGAAAAACTAGGTTTTCTCACGGGTATAGTTTATTTAGTCCCTGATGCAAAGATTTGTGCTCATGCCAAATTAGCAGGGTGCTTAATCCCTTGCCTTGCTACAGCGGGTCGCGGCGCGTTCAATAGTGTGCAAAACGCGAGAAAAGCAAAAACACAATTTTTCTATACAAACCAGCAAGCATTTTTACTTTCCCTTTGTGCGGATATTTGGACATTACAAAATAAAGCCCGAAAACTAGGTTTTACGCCTTTAGTGCGACCCAATGGGACTAGCGATATCCCATATGAAAACTTGCCAGTAGTTGACGGAAAAAACATTTTCCAATTATTTCCTGATGTTCAATTCTACGATTACACAAAACATCCCTCGCGTAATTTGACGGGTAAAACGTGCGATAACTATGATTTAACGTATTCGTTTAGTGCAATTACCCCTAAACCTATTAGCATTAAGGGGTTAAGTAATCCGCACAATTCCCGTACGGCCGTAGTTTTCCAAAAACGTGCGGATATTCCTACAGTTTTTCGTACATGGCCTGTAGTTGACGGGGATGATACGGACGTGCGCCATATAGAGCCAAAAAGTGTTGTTGTTGCCTTATACGCAAAGGGTAAAGCCAAAAACGATAACAGCGGATTCACCCAAATCAAAGGGGTGCACTATGCGTAATTTTCTATATAACTCTATTTGTTGCCTAGCGTTTTGTACCCTTTGGGTTGTGTGTTTATTGTCTTATTTTGATGTTTTATTTTTTTAATGGGGGTTACTTATGCCAAAAATTGTATTTAATCGATTACTCAATGCGTGGTTTATTGTCAGGGGTAAACACCAAACCCCAATTGGGGGGCGTTTTGAGACAAAACAGGCCGCCATTGATCACCTAAACAAATCCAAATAATTGTAAACTGCTAACCCTTAATTTAGGGGTTAGTGGCCTGCAATTGGCAGGGTTTAATAGGGGTTAATTATGAGTTTTACATTAAAAAAATCGATTAATGGATTGTCGATTGATGATATAAAAAAGATTTACGACAACAATCCCAATATGACATTACGGGAATTGTCCAATTTATCGGGTTATGCAATCCCTTTCCTTAAAAAAATCTTATTAGAGGATTAATGATGCAAAAATCAATGACGGCCAAATTCCCTGGAAAATGCGCCATAAGCGGCGCACGGATAAATAAAGGGGATCATATTGTTTTTGATACAGTAACCCGTAAAACGTGGTTTTCCGAACCAGGGGATTTTGAAATCGAGTCTACAGAATCCGATTATTTGGCTTTGCGTACCCGTACAAAACCCAATTATGTCTCTGATGTTTACTCTATCGGTGGTCGCGAATACTATCGAAATAAGCGCGGGTTATGCATTGATGCGCCATGTTGTGGATGTTGTAGCGCATAAGCGGATAACGTGAAACCCTAAATTCTAGGGTTTTGCATTGTGCGTTTTGCATAATACGTTTTCCGTGCGTTTTCACGGGTTTAATGGGTGTTCATATGACAATTTATCAAGAACACGGGTTTAGTACCCGTAAAGAGTATTTACTCGATTTAGTGGATTCATATGGGATAGATAGTAGTATTGTTTTTGCCCTTGCGGATATGCTTGGATCTAATGAAGATTTTGACGGGTTAGTCAATGCATTAGAGGATTATCAATTTAGTTCGGATTTTGGGGGCTAATATGAGCAAAATCACAATAATTATTCATACCGATAATGATGCGTTCCAAAATAGTAGCGCCGATGGAATGAATCACGAATTGCCCAACATTCTCGAATCATTGGCAACCCATATTCTAGAAAATAATGAATTGCCAGAGTTTATATGGGATTCCAATGGCAACAAATGTGGCACTATTTTGGAAAGTGCATAAATGATCTATGCAACCCTAGCACTAATCCTTCAAATTATCTTAAAACGCAAATAAGGGGCTAACTATGGCAACATTTATTATTAAAAAAACAATTGAACTCGCATTTCAAATCGATGTAGATAATTGGACTATTGAACAGGCCGAATGTATCGGAAAATATTTAGACGATTCTGAGGCTTATCATTCAATCGTTTATTATTCTGCTACAGAAATTAAAGAACCAGAAACAGCATAAGTTAGTATTTACTAACATTACATAACCCGCCATTGTGCGGGTTTTTTGTTGCCTAAATTAATCTTGATTTAAAGCCCATAGAATGCATTTTCTATGCTTGGTGCTATCTACCCATAGGCAACACATAAAAACGCCTAAAAAGCCCGTTTTAATGCGTTTATGGGCTAGTCATAAGGATAATTATCGGTGCTTGATACAGTAACCAGGCCAATAACGTTCAAATCCATGTCAGGGGTTAGCCCTAAATTGTGAAAATGTGCCGCCCATACAATGGCAATCCTAAACCCTTCCGTCATATTGCCTTTGCCTATGGTAGTCAGAATTTTATGATCGTTTGGCGTGAATTTAACGTGTAGGGCTTTTTTCTCTTGTTTTACCATTGATGCAATCCCGCCAGTATTCGGCTATGAGTAGAGACTCAGCGATGTTTATATCCTTTTTACGCTTTAATGGTGCGCTAGGCCATAACATACGGGCGCAATCTAGGGCTTCGTCTTTATCGCTAGTCAGGTGAAAGTGCTTTTTCCATACTTGGGGGCGCACCATGTGCAAAGGGTAGTTAGTTAACTCGCAGACAGCCGTTATAACGCCTACAGCCCTACCAAATTGGAAAGTGCTTGCCACACCCTGATTTGGCATTGAATGGACTGCTTCGCAACATATCTCTGCCCCTTCCTTTGGGTCAACCAAGCGCAAAATCATGTTTTTGAACACCATTGGCAGAATGTGCTTGTCTTGATGTTCAATCATAAAACTGTCCAAATAATCGCCATTTGGGTCTAATGCACCTACTGCCCCTGAGACTGAGCCTGGGTCGATTCCCAGCCAAATAGTCATTTCCAGAACCTCTTTAGCAAGTCTGTCGCAAAGTGCTTTTGATACTCTGTCTGCTTTGGCTCTGTCAATTTGCGGGGCTTTTGTGGCAATACGCCCTTAAACACTTCTTCTTTTGTCCTAAACAACTTAAAGCAGATATTGCACATTCGTCTGCGATAGGTAAATTCCTCGTGTTGGATTGTCTCGGTAATCCTGTTTTTATCTGATTGGCATTTAGGGCATTTCATTTAGTTATCCTCATTCTTAGTTTTTCTTGGTTTCTTTCAGGCATAAGTTCTTCTGCATGGATTTCCTTCCCGTCAACGATGTAACTTACTCTGCCAAATTTATTCATTTTTACCTTTTGCACTACGCCTATAAATGGTTTGCCTTTCCAAGGAAAAGGGTAAATTGGAATTTTGTCACCCGATTTGGCATAAACTTTCATGTAATCAATGTTATGTCTCATGTGTTCACGCATGGCTCTTGCCCCTTTAAATGCAATCCAATAGCGAGCATTGCATAGTCAATATGCTGTATGCTCTTTACCCCTAAATTTGGCACTTTACGCAGTTCTCTGATACTCCATTGCTGAAGTTGTGCAGTTGTATGAATTCCCTCGGAACGCAAACAATGCTCATACCTTACTGGTAGATTTAACCTATCAATACCGCCTGTTTTTATATCCTCGTTTACTTTCCAACGCTCAAGAATCCTGTCTTTTTCGTCAATCATGCTTTCTGCTATTTGGTAAGCAAGTCGTGCGGCACTTCCAGCATTGTGTTTTTCTGTTGCAATCAATGCCTTCATTGCTTCAGTCGCAAATTTGTCTAACAATTCTTCTTTAGTTAAGTGAGTCATTCTTTAACTCCTTTAGTCTGTTGGCTATCGAGATACCTAGAGTAGGAAAATCCTTCTTCAGTTCTACTGTTCTGTGTCTCGCCTGCTCTATCGTCTTTGGGTTCATCGCCATCAAAGCGTAATGGTTTATCAGGTATTCGAGGAATGTCTCCTGTGCGTTGTAGGGCTTGAGTTGTGATAGCCAAGGGCATTGGGTAGCCTTCTCTGACTCTGTTGAGGTGTTTTCTTGCATCTTCTAATGTCATCTTAATGCCTCTCTAGCAAACTCCAAGGCAATTCTCGCAACTGGTCTGCCTTCGTTGTGTTTATCAATGATTCGTTTTGCCCAACCTCTAGGGTCATTTGGGTATTTGTTGGGTTCTGCCATGTATGACGGGGTTTGTCGGCAATATGAGTCATAACAAGTCATGCACCTAGCACCATAAATAATCAGGTCTTTGTGAGGCGTAATCTGATAACACTCTGAGCATGGTTTTGGTGGCGGTGGCACATCTTCACCACCAACTTTCCCACCACGATAACTGTCTTTTTCTGGTTTAGCAAAGGTCATTTTGTGTATTTCCCATCAATGATTTTCTGAAAATTGGTGGCATTTACCACCCACTCAAGGTCTGGCAACCAAGTTCTGCCTTTGGCCTCAAACCCTTTAGCCAAGGAAGTATCGTTGGCAATGTATCCAAAGAACGAATCCCACCACTTCAGGCCATCCTCGGTTGTTTTGTAGCCATCAGTCGAGTATGCAGATGGTTTACTAGCCTGAATCCACCTCTGCCTCATGTTGGCTTGCCTGTTGCCTTCCCACGTTCTTGGTTGCGTAAGGTGAGGTAAGTTCTTTGCCCAAAGTTTTAATAACTCGGTATGCGGGCATGGCGGGAACGTAGTTCCAGACAAAGAAGGTTTACCTTCTTGAATAATTGGTTCTTGGTTATTGGTTATTGGTTTATGGTTATTGGTTAGTTGCTCATCTGTATAACTGCTGTTCAACACCTGTTCAACACCTGTTAAACGCCTGTTCTTCCTCTGTTCAGCAGATGCTTTACCAGCAGTAGACTTTTTGTTTAACAATGCTCTATATTCTTCAATTTCTTGGTTACATCGTTTTTGATGCCATCCGTTTTCACAAAGAATGAAATAACTATCCAATAGAAGTTGGGTATCCTCTTGAGAAGCCCCAATCTGAAAAGCAAGTATTTTTGTGTCTGGTTTAAGTGGCTTTTCGCTGTCGTAATACATCCATAAAAGACGCAAATAAGCCATTGTTTGACCATCGGAAAGTCTTGCCGTGGCTTTAATAAAGTCACCAATATGGTGCTGATAGTAATGCATGGTTTTTACCTTTTTCAAGCACCTTTAGAAGAAACATAGGCAGGGGAAGGTGTAACCCTTTTCGATGCGGGGATCAATCCACATCTAGCCTCGTTTCAAACAATTATAGATGTTTTTTAAATGCAACTGGTTGTGCAATTATTTCCATAACAGGTTGTTGTGCAAGTCACCATTCTGCCATTCACAATATATGTATGTGAATACATTTGTGCTGAACTGATGGTAGTAACTGCAAACAAAATTACTGCTAATAAATATTTCATGCTGTCGCTCCTTGGTTACGTGGAAAAACTAAATTATCCCCAAATTTACTCGGGTATTGTAAAAAATCAAATGCGCCTTCCCTGATGCCACTTTGCTTTAGGTCAGCCCCGTCATAGAGTTCTGTGGTAGTTCCAGCCGCCACTCTATCCTTGGATACCCTTGGAGTTTGTTCTGCCAACTTAGCCACTCCAAAGCCCGTGATATGCCAAACGTCACCTATCTCTAGCGCATACCCAAAGTTCTGAAGATCGTTCAGGTAACGCAGATAGTGAAAGCCTTGGTTTCCAACTTCTGTATCCTTGTCGGTAAAGCGTTTGAGGGATGATGCGCCATATTGCAACCTCTTGAGAATTGCATAATGTTGTTGTTTCATTTCCATAGTTACTCCTTTGTTGGCCAGAATTGCCCTTTTTGGCCAAACAATCCTACGCTTAAATTTAGTTTGTCAACATAGGGTTTATCCTAGTTCACAAGCCTTTTTTAATCATTGACAATCCTTCCACCAACTTAACAGGAGTGAATGATGAAACCAACAAACAAACTGAGATTCGTTGAGCGACAAGAAGTAATACATGGTGATGTAACACTTGTACGATTTCTTCAGCAATGGTGGGAAACAGAATCGTTTGACGTGATATATGGTCAAATTTCTGGCGAATGGCGTGATGTGCCAACTGAACAGGAGTGAATATGTCGGTAACACCTAAAAATTTTCAGCATGAGATTTGTGTCTATTTGGAGGGCGTTGGCGAGTGCCTAGTATGCTTTGACATACTGACACCAGACATTGAACTAGACGCAGACCATGCAGATGACTACGAAATTGACTTTGCCGTATTTGATGAGCAAGATAAGCACATCACTTACGACATTGATCGCAAGCAATACAACCATTGTGAAAATAAAGCGATGGATGAGATGTTGGACATCACGACACAATGGCACAAGGAGTGGGAGTCTGTATGAGTTTGTCAGACTTTGAAGATGACTTTATACGAATACGCAATAGACCTGACCAAGACAAACCTGAAATTTGGCATAGGAAGTTGGAAAAGGTATTGGTAGGAAAATGGTTCTTTGGATTGTTGCCAAGATACGAATACTTTTACACAGAATGGGAAAAACAAGAATGACTAAAGCAGAAATGATCACGCACCTACGCATGGCGGCTTGTAATGAGAACACCATAACAAGCATGAGCAACGCATTTGACTTAGGCGCTGAACATGAGCGTGATGTTGTCGCTTCCATCATCTTCAACATGGTGAAAGACCAACGTCTTGCCCAAAACATTGTTGACACAATCAGGGTTCGTGAGTGATGGACTTTGAAACTCAACAAGAGTTAAACGAGTTGCGTTTCCAGATAGGTGAAATCAAGCAACGCCTTGCAGACATAACAGTTATGTTGGGTGCGACAACTAATGGGTATTATGATTTAAAAGTTAAATTACAGGAGTTAATAGATGAACGAAAAACTGGACAAAGCCTTTGACGAACTGGAGTTCGCAGAGGATGTAAGAAAAGCAAACTATCTTGCCGAACAACGCAAAGTTGCCACAGGCGTTACAGGTGGTTCAGATGGACTAGAGGAGCGTATAACAGTCTTAGAAGCGTTTGTAAGCCGTTTGCAAGTACGTATTGCCAAACTAGAGGACAACCAATGAAAGACCTTCTACAAACCATCTGCGAGTATCAAGCGGGGGTTTACTACTGTTGCTACTGCTTACAACCACAGAACGGCAAGATTGGATGTTGCCAAGAGAATCACTTTGTAGCATTCAATGACTTGTATCAACAAGATCAACAACAAATAGCACAGGAGATTCTCAATGGATGATGAACTAATGGGTACTACCCGACTTTTCCCACGCACTATTGAAACTGCTTTCCCGAAGGAATACGTTAACGAGGGCATCTTTGAAGGCCCATATTATTCAGCACCGCACATCAATGATGTTTCTGTTTTGTTTGCCCTTATTGCTGTCGTCGGCATGGTGGCATTTGCTCTTTGGAGGTACTTTTGAACGACTACTCAACCATACTAATGCGGATAGAGCAATCAGTGAAATCCCTAGATAGAAAATGCTTGGACAAGAAGTATGATGGCTTCATCCAAGACATAAGCAACATCAATAATGACTTGACAATGCTTAGTCATTGGATAGGTGAACAGCAACTTAAACAGAGTCAACAAAACAAAAGGAGTTAAGAATGAATGTATATCAAAAACTAAATGAGGCGAGAGCCAAGTTTCACACAAAAGCCCTCAAGAAGTCAGGTCACAACAAGTTTGCTGGCTACAACTATTTTGAGTTAGGTGACTTCGTAATCCCCGCAATTGAAATCTTTAACGAGGTAGGTCTTACTTCCATCATTCGTTTTGGAAAAGAGATTGCTGAGTTCATTGTTGTCAATACAGAAAAGCCTGACGAGATCATTGTCTTCACAAGCCCAATGTCTTCAGCCGCCCTAAAAGGTTGCCATGAAGTGCAAAACCTTGGTGCTGTGCAACCCTACCTATCACGCTATCTTTGGGTGTCGGTGCTACACATTGTTGAACATGATGCGTTAGACGCTACAACAGGCTCTAAAGTGGTTGAAGAATAAGGCACTCCTTATGAGGGGCGGATGTTGGATTACATATCCGCCATAGAAGCCACTACAACCCTTGATGACCTAAGAATTGTCTACATCGAGGCATTTGCCGCCACCGAGGGAAACAAGGCATGGCAGACCAAGATGATTGCCGCCAAGGATGCTAAGAAGAAGGTGCTGAAATGAAAAATATTCCAGCATTTCCAGTATTCCCCGAAACAGGGTCTGGACACGCATCGGCATTTCAAGGAATGACATTGCGTGATTACTTTGCGGCTAAGGCTATGCAAGCGTTAATTGACAACGATGGTTTATTTTCAGAAATACCAACACAGGCTTATGCATTAGCAGACGCAATGATGAAGGCGAGGGAAGTATGAGTGATGAAATCGTACAAGGAAGCAGTGCTTGGTTTGCACAGCGTTGCGGGAAAGCAACTGCATCCCGCATCTCTGACATCGTTGCTAAAACAAAGTCAGGTTATTCAACGAGTCGTGCTAACTACATGGCTCAGTTGGTAGTCGAGCGCATGACCAACCAAGTCGCAGAGTCATACACAAATGCGGCAATGGAATGGGGAACAACCAACGAACCATTTGCTAGAGCCGCATACGAGGCTAAAACAGGAGTTTTGGTAGACGAGGTAGGTGCTATTGACCATCCAACGATTGCTATGTCTGCCGCCTCTCCTGATGGCTTAGTTGGCGGTGAAGGCGAGGGGTGCTTAGAGATCAAATGCCCAGGCACAGCCCAACACATTTCCACCTTGTTAGGCGAGGAAGTGGCAAAGAAATACTATGACCAAATGCAATGGCAAATGGCTTGCACAGGGCGTAGTTGGACGGACTTCGTGAGTTATGACCCACGGATGCCAGAGGGACTTCAATTGTTTGTCAAACGGATACCCAGAGATGACAAGTATCTTGCCGAACTAGAAGGAGAGGTTATTCAGTTCCTCAAGGAAGTGGATGACAAAGTTAATAAACTAAATCAGTTAAAAGGTTAATATGGAAAACAAAAAAGAGTTTCGTGATAACAGTGGGGTTTTGTTCAAAGCAGATAAAAAAGAGACAGAAAAACACCCTGATTACAAAGGAAATATCATGGTAGATGGTCAGGAATACTGGCTGTCTGCATGGATTAAAGAGGGTAAAACAGGCAAGTTTCTTGGCTTGGCAGTGTCTCCAAGGGATGCACAACCACCAGCAAGCAAGCCACTACCTAAGAACTTGGATGACGAACTAATCCCCTTTTGATCTGCCACTCATAAGCACCTTAATCTAGCGTGGTTGATGTGACTGATTAGGGCGTTTACTTGTGTGGCAGACGGATAGATTTTGGCAAGTAAACACTTTCGAATATGACGGAGGGCATATAGGAATCAACCGACCCTCCACTATCAATAAATTAAACAGGAGTTCACATGAGTATTTTTGATGATATGCAGAAGGATATTGATAAGTTCTTTGGCTCACCAGCGTTTAAGTTGGCAAGGAAAGATTCACCACCCACTAGCAAACAAGCCGCCCTGCTAGTCAACACAACTAGCCTAGAACAGTTGGTTTACGAAACTATTGGCAAATTCCCTGATGGCTGTATTCAAGATGATGTATTGGCTATGTTGCCAAACAAGCCCTACTCAAGCGTCACAGCAAGGTTTAAAGGCTTGTTAGAGAAGGGTTACATAGAAGATACGGGTTTGACAAGGGCAGGGATGTCAGGCAAACAACAACGTGTTTTAAAGGTCAAAGTATGACCGAAGACCAAATCATCGAACTGGCTATCCAAGGCCATGCGAGTACTCGTGATGCAATGCGTTGGGCGATGAAACAATCTTATTTAGATGGCTTAGAAAACGGCATTAAAGCCGAGAGAGAAGCCTGCGCCAAGTATGTAGACGAATGGGCGGTGGGTTGGCCTCACCCATCACAAAGCATTGCTGAGTGGATAAGGAAAAGGGGAAAGAAATGAAAAAATACATACTAAATGGAATTTACATAGTCATCACTTTTTTTATAGTAGTGGCTGGTATGCAAAGTATGCAAGAAAGATGGTCGCTTGCTATTTTGTTGGTACTGTTTTTGATACTGATTCAGCTCGACCAAATTCACGATACGCTAAAAGCAAAAGGAGAGAAATGACACAAGAAAGAGAAGTACTACGCATGGCGCTTGAGGCGTTGAGAAAGGCAAGAAGAAAGGTTCTTACGACCGAAGAATGTCATGCCGTAATCATGTCCATCAAAGAAGCACTTGCACAGCCAGACCAATACGCAAAAGGAAACTGGATAAACGCAGAAGATGTGAGTCGAAACGTGAAGGCGCTAGACATTGCGCTCAATGGTGAAGGCGCGGCATCAAGCCCATTGCTGATTGACGTTCTTGGTCAGGTTCAGGCAGAAGCGAGGCGTATTGGTAAGCCAGTTTTAAAAGCCTTGGCACAGCCAGAGCAAATACCACCTAGTGCGTATTCAAATACACACCAGCCAGAGCAGGAGCCTGTGGCGTGGTTGCACGTTATGGACAACACGGAAGGCTTGAAGGCTAATGGAACAGGTATTGTTTTAATTACGCAAAAACGAAAACACCCATTTGGCAAACCGGGAATAGATTTTTCTAAAAGCTACCCGGTTACGTCAACACCACTCTACACCACCCCACCACAGCGCAAGCCGCTGACGGATGAGCATATAGGCGTGATCGCAATAAAGTCTCAAGATGGTATTTCCCCACACGATGACACTTTGCGTTTTGCCAGAGCAATCGAAGCCGCCCACGGAATAAAGGAGTAAAGAATGTTTGACACAACAGTTATTAAACATGGTGATAACCACCATACGCACACCATTACAGAAAAAAGAGCGCCAACAGATGAGTCTGTGCGTTTGTTGCGTGAGATGGAGAGTAGCGCAAGAAAAGAAGTGCTAAAAGCGATTCAACTTCCAAGCAATGAATTCAGTGGAGTTGTTCACCTTATGCACGATGCTTTGTCTTGCAATACAAATATTGCTGTACTGTTTAAGTTAAATGGTAAAGATCATAGAGTACTTGTCACGCTCAATGATTTTACGAGTGACAACAGGGATAAGCAAATTGAAAAAATAGTCAGTGAGGTTTCTAATTATTTGGCTGGCAATATTTTTCAGGGCATCTTTAAAGCAGATCAGTTAAGAGAATTGATTAAGGGGATTAAAAATCATGGATAGACAATGCTCATCTTGCGGAGGCTTTTGCAAGAAGTCAGGGTGCGAAAGAGAGAATGTCGCCACAGACGACACATTAACAAAACGTGTCGATGAAACGGGGGAAGATCGACATGAGCCTGTGGCTTGGATAAACTTTTGTGGGTTCACTGGAGAAATGACTGTAGATTTTGACTGTGAAAGTGAACTAGCATCTATACCTTTATACAAAAAGGAACAACTATGAGTGAAGTACTAATCTTTATAGCAGGGATGATTGCACCAGCCTTCATCAGTGCCGTATTCACACTATTCAAGTGCTTGGAGAGCCTTATAAGGAGCAAGATCAAATGATTGAAAACATACTCACAATAATTGTTCTACTTATCTTAGGTGCAACGATAGGGATAGGAATCATATTCGCTATCCTGTGGATGGGGTTAGACGAGGATTAACTTAGGAATAGCGCACGCTCGTCTTTGCGCC